CTATTGCCTTAACATGGATTGGCGAGATTGCAGAGGAAATGCGAGGTGTGGTCAGGGGGGAAATAAAAAACCCCCGGGGCGGGGGCGTTTCAGGCGGCGGGTGCGGCCTTCAATAAATCCAGAGCCATTTGCTTCTGATCGGGTGAGAGATTTTTGAGCAATGTTTGCACCAAAGAATCACCCGTTTTAGCGCTGGGGCTGAGGGTGTGGGAAAATGTCAAATTCATAACAAAAGTGTGCCCACACTCCACATCTGCACAGGCGCAGTAAATATCAGCGATCTGGCGGTGTTTCCGGTTAGTCTTACGAATCACAGCTTTAGAGCCACACTCAGGGCATTCAATTTTCAGGACTCTCATATTCCATTCTCCGGCTGTCAAATAATGCCTGGATTTTAGCCTTTTTTGCATCATGCTGCACCCTTCACCGTTGTTTCTTCAGCAAAATTCAAATGCAGGTGGCGCGGAATTTCCGGATCGTTGTTGATGGCCATCGCCAGGCGGCGCTGAATAGGCAGCACTTCATTCTTTTTGTAGGTGCGTTCAACCTTTTCCGGGTCGCCCAGTCCGGCAGTATTCTGCGGAACGATACCCGCAAGCCCGGCCGGGAAGCGGTGTGCGTTCAGAATGTCCTGTGCACTGATGTTCTTCACGCTCGCAAATTCATCTTTGGCCGAAATGTCCCCCATCTCAATAAACTTGATCGCGTCACCGTCGCCGCCAGGAATGTTCACAAGGATGGTGGAGAAGTTGCCGATCCCCTTGCTGTCCCGCAGTTGCTGTTCAATCTCCTCCTCCATTTCGTCCGTCATGCTGGGGTCACGGGTATACAGAATGCCGCCCGTATGTGCGCCGTTGTGGTAGTAGCGACGGCGAAAAATAACCGCCTCACTGTTCAGCAGGGCAGAATGAACGCCGCCGATGTAGTCCGGCAGACCATAGATGTGCTGCTGCGGGTCGTACATCTTGATGAAAATGATATCGTCAGGCGGGAACGCCAGCGGTTCACCCTCCTGTAAAACCACGTAATCCCCTGGCACAGTCTCCGCGTTTTCTCTCTCCTTTCGTCGGCGGAGATAAAGTCCCGGCAGCGGCTGAAGCCCGATTACGTCTCCCCAGCCATTACGGATTTTGGCCACAGCGATATCACCAAACGTCAGGTAATCAAAAACAGCGGCCTCCAGCTCGTCGAACGTCAGGCCGCCGCCCTGATAATCCGCCGTGACCATATTTTTACGGGCGTGGATAATCCCTCCGTGCTGGCCGTTCAGGTTGATTAGCTGCGCCAGCGCCAGGCGGTCAATCGGCTGTGTGTAGTGGTCGGCGGCGTTGTCGTACCAGATATCCCGGTAATCGGTTCCGGTAGTCAGTACCGGTTCTGGTTTGCCAAAGCTGATGATGCTCATTTTTTTGGACTTATCGCCGCGCTGTTCACGCTTCACAAAACGTTTCTTCTTGCTCATGCTGCCTGTTTCCTTACACCCCAGCGGGATTTTGGTTTGTTTTCGTAGTTAAGTGGTTCGTTATGCAGGGCGTGGGTGATTGCCCAGAATGCCTCTGCGTGGCCAGTGTCCTGGCTGCGGTCAGCGACAAAGGTCATGGCATTACCGCTCTGTGTGGTGGTGCGCCGCACAGACATAAAGCTGGCCGGGATTTCCTTCAGATTTTTGTCCCACTCGATACGCTGGCTTTCCACCACGTCCGCGGCCTTCAGTACCAGCTGGTTTTTGGTGTTCATGTCGTAGCGAATCGGAACAACAACCTTCATGGCAAAGTGCTGGATGTTGTCAAACACGCCCTGGCCGATCCCGGTTACATCCACGCCCAGATAAGTGAAGTTGTACTGGTCAAACAGCTTTTCGATCTGCTTTGCCTGGTAGCGGAAGTTCATGCCCTTCCAGTAAATCACCTTCAGCACGCGGAATTTTTCCACGGCAAACATCGGCGGGGCGATGATAACGAAACACGAGAAATCGCCGCTGCGTGCCGGGTCAAAGCCGCCCCAGACTGGCCTGTCTCCAAATGGCCGTTTTGCGTCCGGGTCGTGATCCTGCCAGGTGTCCACCTCCACGCCGCACGCTTCCAGATCGGAAAAGCTGAAAACAGAATCCTTGCTGTCCACGAACACGCACATATAAAGCATGTCGAACGTGGCGGTGTTGTAGCGGTTGCGCAGCTTCTCGATGTTGGCCAGGTTGAAGCCACCCGCAATGGCATCTTCCATCGTGATGACATAGCGCCACTGGCCATCCGGACAGAGCTGGCCACCGTCCCGCATTTCATCGAACAGCGGAAATTTGATGGCCGCGCGTTTCTTGCTGCCCTGTTTCCACTCTTCACCCGTCCAGAACGGGTAAGCCTGGTGCGTTTTGGCCGATGGGGTGGAAAAGTAAGTGGTTCGCCATTTGTCATGGGTGGCCATCGCACTGGCCACTTCATTGAGTTTTGCGAAGTTGGGCACCCAAAAATATTCATCACAGTAAAGATGGCCACTGTATGACTGGGCGGTGTTTTTGTTGGTCGACAGAAAACGCAGTTCTGCGCCGTTGCTTAAGCGGATCGGGTTCCCGGTCAGCGTGATACCGAAATACTGTTCGGCAATGTTGACGATGTAAGACCGGAACACCTCGGCCTGGGCTTTGGACGCGGACAGGAAGATTTGCGGATCGCCCGTCATTACCGCGTTTTCGAACGCCTCAAACGCAAAGTACCAGGTTGCACCGATCTGGCGGCTTTTCAGGATATTCCTGACCAGCTGGCCGATGTTGCGGCGCAGGTGTTTCTGATATTCGAAAAGATGTTCGTCCGCCCAGGTGTCAAAATCCTCTTGGGTCAGTGACGAAATATCGTTTTTCTTGTACTTGCGTTTGCCGCGGGGTTCCTCCTCGCTATCCCCTCGCGCAGCTGCCTGCCGTTCCCCCTGGCTGCTGGCCAGTTTTTCTTTATGCTTATTGCGCTGGGCACGCAGCTTTGTGGCGTGAGAAATAAGTAAATCCATTTCTTTTAAATCCAGATCCGTTTTATTGTCACGCCCGGCTAACAGCTGGTAACGGCGTTCAATTGCCTCCTCTGTGCTTTCGAAACTGAGCAGGTCAGCCCATTTATATTTTTCTGCCCAGTAGTAAACGATCCGCGCATTCGGCAGATTTAATTCTGATGCAATTTCTTTTGGCGTGTAGCGGCGCAGGTAAAGAGCGCGGACAACGCCTTTTAATTCGTCTGAGTATTTAGCCATAGATGTAATTATGCCGTGGTAATGATGAAAAAACGGCGGGGTTAATTCTGAACTGTTCGGTAATGGCCTATAACCGAACTGTTCAGAATAAAGCGTAATGCGTGGATGCGTTTATTTAGCAATAATCAAATCCACAGCAAGGGAAACAGTTAATCGACAGAGGGGGAAATATGTGTCGCATTTAAAAACTGGCTGGCTGTGTGTTGCTACTGAAGGCGATACGGTTGATGGACGAGTGCTGGAACGGCAATGGATTATCGACATGGGTGAAACCTATGACCCTAACCATTACGCCGCTTTACTCTGGCCAGAACACGAGCGCTACGCCGGAAACTTTGGTGAAGTGCTGGAAGCGATGTGGCAGGACGGTGATGACGGGCTGGCGCGGCTGTATGTCAGCCTGTGCCCGAATAAGCGCCTGATTTACGCGAATGATGAAGGCCAGTTGCTTTATTTCTCCGTAGAGCCGGAACTGAACTGGCGCGGAGGGGGGCGCACTTATCTAAAGGGGCTGGCTGTCACTGACAACCCGGCAAGTGTAGGAACTACACGGCTGCGCTTTAGTCGGCGCAAATTAAACAAACAGGGATATTACAGTTGTGTGATTTCCCGAAACGGTAAAATTACACAGGAAGGAAATATGAAAGGCTGGCAAAAATATTTTGGCTTGAAACCAAAGTTTGAAGAGCAAGACCCGCAGGATAACCCGCCAGCGGATGATGATGAATTACAGGCGCTGGCCAGTGCGGTAAACGAGCTGGAAGCGCGTGTGGGTGCAATTGAAACCCAGCTTAATTCCGTGCAGGACGATGTTGACACTATTACCGAAGTAGTGGACACGGAAGAGTTTGCCGCTATTCGTGACAATGCTAAAGAGATTGTTACCCGCTTTAATGATTTGGGTAATAAAGGCGGTCAGCGCAAACAGCGTCAGGTGCCGTCCAAATCCAGGAAATTTAATTTCCTGTAATTGGCATAAAAGAAAAAAAGTAAAAACAAGTTAAATAATCGCGTAAATGCGAGGGAGTTTTATGCACCTTAATAACCGTGGGCGGGATTTACTGGATAAATATACGGCTGGAATGGCGCAGCAGTTCGGCGCACGTGATACCAGTCGCTATTTTTCCCTGAATGACCCGCAGGAAAATGCGCTGCGTCTGGCGCTGCTGGAGTCGGTAGAGTTCCTGGACATGCTCACATGCCTGGACGTTGACCAGTTGAGTGGCCAGGTGATCTCTGTTGGTTCATCTGTTCTTCACACCGGGCGCAGTGAGAACGGCCGTTTTGTCCGTCAGGTAGGCGTTGACGGTAATGATTATTCGCTGGTTGAAACGGACAGCTGTGCGGCGCTGCGTTGGGATCTGCTTTCCGTCTGGGCTAATGCTGGCAAAGACGAAAACGAGTTTTACAACCTGGTTCAGGCTTTCACTACCCAGGCTTTCGCACTGGATATGCTGCGCATTGGTTTCAACGGGAAGAGCCGAGCTAAAACCACTGACCCTACCACTAACCCAAACGGCGAAGATGTGAACATTGGCTGGCATGAGCGTATGAAAACGCTGTTGGGTGGCAATCAGATTATGACCGATCCGGTCGTTCTGGATGAAGCGGGGGATTACAAATCGCTGGATGCGATGGCCTCCGATCTGATTAACGCCAAAATCCCGGCACAGTTCCGTAATGACCCGCGCCTGGTGGTTCTGGTAGGTGCTGACCTGGTGGCCGCCGAACAGTACCGACTGTATCAGGCCGCTGATCGCCCAACGGAGAAAATCGCGGCGCAGATGTTGGGAAGCACTATTGCTGGCCGTCCGGCAATCATTCCGCCGTTTATGCCGGGTAAACGCATGGTGGTTACTCCGCTGAAAAACCTGCACATCTACACTCAGCGCAACACCCGTATGCGTAAGGCTGAGTTTGTGGAGGATCGCAAACAGTTCGAAAACAAATATCTGCGCAACGAAGGCTATGCGGTTGAAGTGCCGGAGCTGTACGCGGCGATTGATGAAAATGCCGTGACCATCGGTAAGCCGTCAGAGCCAGTGGAGGGTTAATCAATGTCTCTTTCACCCGCGCAGCGCCATAGCCAGCGCATTGCGATGGAACAAAAGCTGAAGCAAAGCCTGGCCGTTGGCACCACGGAAAGCATGCACCTGCTGATTAAGGCGCTGGAAACAGACGTGGAACAGCTGCGAAGCCTGCCCCTGATTGCAGATCGCGTTGAGCATAAGCGCAACGTGCTGCTGCCGAAATGGGTGCCGACTGTGGAAGCGTATCTGGCCAGCGGCCAGGTGTATGCCAATCCGGTTCTGGCGTGGTGCGTGATCTGGCTGTTTGACGTGGGCGATCTGGATAAGGCGCTGGAATGGGCAGATATCGCTATTGCCCAGCAACAGGCCACGCCGGAACGGCTGCGCAGCAATTTCCCAACGTTTGTGGCCGATACGATGCTGGCCTGGGCGGAGGAGTCTGCGGGGCGCGGGGAAAGTATTGAGCCGTATTTTTCACGCACGTTTGAGAACGTGGCCACCAGGTGGCGGCTGCATGAGCAGGTGACAGCGAAATGGTACAAGTTCGCCGGGTTGCAGCTGCTGCGCGGTGAGGATGGCCAGAAAACAGCTGCGGGTGTGGACGATGTGGAAACACTTCAGAAAGCCGATCAGCTGCTGGCCACCGCAGAACAGTATTACCTGAAAATCGGCGTTAAAACGCAGCGGCAGACCATCGCCGCACGTATCCGAAAACTGACGCAGGGTTAAAGACTACCGCAAGCCAGGCGGGCGCGGTGGAGGGCAGAAACACGATGTGAAGCTGCGCCGTGGAAACCGGACAGCCCGCCTATTTTTTTCGGGGGAGCCATGTTTAGTGGAAAGCCGCTTGATTATCAGGACGAGCCGCTAAAAAACGAAGGATTCTGGCCAGACCTGAACCTGAAGGACTTTCAGGCACAGCGAGCGATCCCGGCTGATGTTGAGGCGGACACCGCTGCCCAGGCGCTGCTTGCGGCCGTGGCGGAGGTGAATGCGGAGCTGGAAAAAGTGGAAGCCAGCTGGAAGGCAAAAGGGGTTCTGAGCGCAGGGGACGCGCCGGGGGCACGGATGGGGGAGTTAAACGCCCTCTGTGCGCAGTACATGAAGGCGGTTTTTGCCAGGGCAAAAGCTGACCTGTTGGGGGAGTTTGCCACCGTTGGGCGGCGTGACTCTCACCCTGGCCAGGAAAGCACGGAAACCCGCGCCGGATTGCTGGCAGAGGCGTCAGTTGTGATCCGCCGCATGAAGGGGCTGAAAAGGGCAACGGTGAAGAAGGTATGAACCAGACACAGCTTGAAAACCTGACGGCGTTCTTTACCAGCAACGTGCCAGCCCGTGCGATGAAGGCTTTTGGCAGCGTCGTGGATGAAATGGAGTTCGTACCGGCTGCAAAGGATTTGGGGCTGGGGCAGTACCGCCAGGCGGTGATCCGCTATGACGCGGTACTGAGCTGGGAGCGTTTCCCGTATCGCCTGTGCCCGCCGCAGCTGCTTATGTCGCTGATGGCTGCCTGGCTCGATGAGGCAGACAGGGAACTGCTGGACGAAATCGGGGTAACTGAGGCCGATCCGCAGTGGGATGTGTCGGTGGCCGATGAAGAAACCGCCGATATTGTCCTGACGGTTCCCATGGCGGAAGAGCTGGTGATCCGTGAGGACGAAAAGGGATTAATCCCCTGGCAGGGAAAGCGCTGGTCTCTGGTTGAGCCGGAGATCTGGACGGCGCTGACGGCAACGGTTTACGGCGTGGATGAATCCGGGGCGCCTGTGGGCGATGCGTCGTGATTGCCGGAGGGGAGCTTAACAAGCGCCAGCTGGCGGAGCTGAAAAAGGCGCTGGCCAGCATGGAGCTGCCACCCAAAAAACGGCAGAGGCTGCTGTGGCGAATGGCGAAATATGGCGTTATTGCCGCCGCCAAACGCAACGTGCGGAACCAGGAAACGCCGGACGGAGAAGGCTGGGAAGGGCGCAAAACGAAGCGCAAAGGCAAGATGCTGCGCAATATGCCGAAACTGCTGCATATCCGGGAGATGCCTGAAATTCAGGCCGTGCGGATTTACTTGCAGGGTGGCGGATACCGGAACGGGGAAACACCTGTACCCGCTGGCACCGTGGGATATTCACAGCAGAACGGCATGCGCGTCCGGGTGAGCCGCGTCAGCCAGCCAGGGAAGGCACAGGAGGGAAAGTTGGCCACCGCTGCGCAGGGAAAAAAAACTGCGGGCGCTGGGCTACCGGGTTCGCAGAGGGAAGCGCTGGAAAAAGCCCACTATCCGGGAAATAACCAGCGAAATGCCATACGGACAGGCGGGTTTGCTTATCCGGAAGTTAAGCGGCAAGGCCGTAAAAACGAGCTGGACTATCGATCTCCCTTCCCGCGTATTTCTGGGAATGGGCGATGAAGAATTTAACAAGGCGCTGGCACGCCAGCTTCAGGCCATCGGCTTTGGCTGGGATGTAAATGCGCAGGATATCAGGGGGAGAACATGACCTGGCCAAATGTGACCGTTAACCAGGTAAACCAGCTACTGGGTGAAACCAATGAGGTGGAACGCACGGTGCTGTTTATCGGTACGGGAACCAAAAATACAGGCAAGACCCTGGCTGTGAATACCCAGAGCGATTTTGACGCGCTACTGGGTGAGGCTGACAGCCAGTTAAAACGGGATGTGCTGGCGGCAGTGTCGAATGCTGGCCAGAACTGGTGGGGGTTCGTCCATGTGCTGGCAGCTGACACCGAGCCGGATGCGTGGGTTAAAGCGGTGCTGGCTGCGCAGGTGTCATGCTCTGTTGAAGGGGTGGTGCTGTGCAATGACATTTCCACAAAGGCGGAGATTAACCAGGCCATTACGCTGCGTGCGGATCTGATCGCTAAATACGGCCGCTGGGTGTGGTTCATTCTGGCCACGCAGGGAATGCAGGATGAAGAGGGACAGGCGGATTACCTTGCGCGTATGTCCACCCTTCAGGACGGCATTGCGGAAAAAGCGGTGCAGCTGGTTCCCCGACTATGGGGAAATGAACCGGGCGTGCTGGCTGGTCGTCTGTGCAGCCGTGCCGTCACCGTGGCGGACAGCCCGGCACGCGTGAAAACAGGGGCGCTGGTCAGTCTGGGCAGCGATGAATTGCCGCTGGATGGCACAGGGGCAGTGCTGGAACTGGCCACGCTTCAGGCGCTGGAGGCGCAGCGCTTTAGCGTGCCGATGTGGTATCCGGACTATGACGGGTTCTACTGGTCAGACGGCCGCACGCTGGACGTGGAAGGGGGCGATTATCAGTCCATCGAAACGCTGCGCGTGGCAGATAAAGCCGCACGCCGGGTGCGTCTGCTGGCCATCGGCAAAATTGCAGACCGTTCGCTTAACAGCACGCCGGGCAGTATTGCCGCGCACCAGACGCTGTTTGCGAAGCCGCTGCGTGAAATGTCCACGGCAGCAAACATCAACGGGGTTTCATTCCCCGGCGAAGTGAAGCCGCCGCAGGATGGTGATGTGACCATTGTCTGGAAAAATAAAAAGGCGGTGGAAATTTACATTGTGGTGCGCACCTGGGAAGTGCCGCTGCAAATCACCATAAGTCTGTTACTGGATGCCAGCCTGGAGGCCGCCGCATGAGTAAGCGTATTTCGGGAATGTCGTTTGATACTTACGTTGACGGCGATCTGATCCACATCGAGAAAATTTCTCTCGATATCACGGACAACAGCGCCGCCGCGCAGACCCGTGGCGTGCCGGATGGCCACGTTGACGGTGATGTGGCCGCAGAGGGTGAAATTGAAGTCAGTTCCAAAGTGCTGAGTGTGCTGACGGCAAAAGCACGTTCGGCGGGTTCCTGGCGCGGTATTGAGCCAGTGGATTTTCTCTTCTATGCCAAAGCGGGTAGCGAGGAAGTCAAGGTGGAGACGTTCGGCTGCAAACTTCAGCTGAGTAACCTGCTGGATGTCGATCCGAAGGGCGGTAGCGTGGCCACGCACAAAATCAAATATTTTGTGACCAGTCCAAAGTTCGTAAACATCAACGGCGTTCCGTATCTGGAAGCGGAAGCCACGGAAAACCTGATCGGGTAAGGGGCAGGGATGCAGGAGTATGAAAAGGGGTTTATTGCGCTGGCGTTGATGGGAGCGATGATTGCCCTGGGGAAGTTGCTGAACAGCAATGAAACGATAACACCCCGCCTGGTTCTGGGGCGTGTCATTGTCGGCGGCGGGCTGTCTCTTATTGCCGGAGTGGCGTTGTATTTCGTGCCGGATATTCATCCGCTGGCCTTACTGGGATTCGGTTCCGTTCTGGGTATTGCGGGGCAACATGTAGTTGAAGCGTGGCTGCGCAAAATGGGCTTTACGGGGATTTTTGGTAAAGGAGATACAAAGTGACACTGAGCGAAAAACAGCAGCTGTTTACCGTGATGGTGGCCAATCTGATCCACTGGGCTGAAGAGCACGGCTATCGCCTGACGTTTTGCGAGGCGTACCGCACGCCGGAACAGGCCGCGCTGAATGCTAAAAAGGGCAGCGGTATCACTAACAGTCTGCATACCCAGCGCCTGGGCGTGGATTTTAATCTGTTCGTGAATGGCCAGTACAAAACCAATACGGCCGATTATCTCCCGCTGGGTGAATACTGGGAATCGTTGGGTGGTACGTGGGGCGGCCGATTTAAATCCCGTCCGGACGGCAATCACTTCAGCCTGGAACATAACGGGGTGCGCTGATGACAAACGGCCAGTGGCTGGTTGTGGTTGCGCTGGCGTTTGTCTGGGGCTGGCTGACCGCTGACTGGCGGCGTGACAGTCTGGAGCTGGCGATCAACTCCGCCGCGCAGGTTGCGGGTAACAAGTCCCAAAAGGCGATGCTGGAGATTGCCAGCGAATCCGCCAGAGAGCTGGAAGATAAACTGGAGGCGCTGGAGAGTGGCAGACCGAAGGAAATCAGGACGGAAATTCTTAAGCCGGTTTTCACTAACGTTTGCGTGTCTGATGATTTTATCCGGATGTATAACGCAACCGTCGAAAATACAGAGCGTACCTTATCAGGAAAACCTGAAGCGAAAATGCCCAACGGAAAATCTTCCGCGCATTAAAGGTAATACCGGGGCGGATATTGCTGCCCCAGCTATTGAATATCAGGATTTATATTCTGTGTGTGCAGAACTTCATAACGCGCTGATTGATGAAATAAATAAACGAGAGAGTGTATTAAATGGAACAGAAAATTAATCTGGTTGTATGTGGTAAAGAAATTGTTTTCGCCCCTAACCAGACCGCCTATAACAAATTCATTAACGAAATGGCGATGGATAACAAAGTCGCCCCGGCGCATAGCTATCTTATGCGTATCGTTGAGCCAGAAAGTAAAGATGCATTGACGGAAATTTTAAAACGCCCCGGTGCAGCGTTGCAGCTGGCTGGCAAGGTAAATGAGATTTACGCTCCAGAGCTGGAAATTGAAGTAAAAAACTGACAAAGCGAGTCCGGGCTATTGAAAGAAACGGACTCGATCAGTATTTAATTTTACGCCGCCACTATTTACCCCACGGGGAAGATTCCATTGACGATATCGCCGCAGCTGTCTGGCTGGATAATCGTCAGTGGGAAAATATGCGTATTGCTGTTGCAAACGGAATAAGCACTGCTTTTAAAGGCGATGAATGAAACAGTTAGATTTTACATTAAGCCTGATCGATAAATTGTCCCGCCCGTTAAAACAGGTGCAGAACAATGTGACCGGCTTTGCGGAAAAATCAGCGGCAGCGTTTACGAAGATTGGCGGCGGCGTGCTGGCGCTGGCCGGAACGGGCATGGCCATCAAAGGCGCATTGTCCCCGGCCATAGAAATGTATGACGCGCTGAACGAGGCGGCCGCAAAAGGTATCGACGATTCTGCGCTAAAAACCGTCAAGCGGGACGCGCTGACGTTCAGCGCGACATACGGAGCCAGCGCGGTGGAGTTTGTTCAGTCCACTGAATCAATCAATGCGGCCATCGCCGGGCTGACCGGGAATGAACTGCCGAAAGTGGCCAAAGTCGCCAACGTCCTGGCGTTTGCCATGAAATCAACTGCGGCGGAAACGTCGGAGTTTATGGGGCAGATGTTCGGTAACTTTGCGTCTGATGCCGCACGCCTGGGCAAAGTGCAGTTCGTTGAACAGCTGGCCGGAAAGATGGTTTACATGCGCAAGACGTTCGGCGCGGAAATGGCCACGATCAAAGACCTGATGGAAGGCGCGCGCGGCGTGGGGACAAACTACGGTGTCGGGCTGGATGAACAGCTGGCCGTGCTGGGGCAGTTGAGCCGCACGCTGGGAACGGAAGCGAGCAGCGCTTACGAAGGTTTTATGACGGGCGCGATTGATGGCGCTAAAAAGCTGGGGCTGTCCTTTACTGACACTACCGGAAAAATGCTGTCCATGCCTGAAATGCTCGCAAAGCTACAGGGCAAATATGGCAAGAGCCTGGAAGGGAACCTGAAGGCACAGGCGGAGCTGGATGAAGCCTTTGGGGACAGTTCGGCGGTGGTTAAACAGCTGTATGGCAATGTGGCGCTTCTTCAGCGGAATATTACTGAGCTGGGCGGTGCTGACGGGCTGAGGCGTACCCAGGAAATGGCGGCCAAAATGGTGAAACCGTGGGATCGCTTTATTGCCATCCTGACGGCCATTAAAACCGTCATTGGCCTGACGCTGATCCCGGTGCTGTATCCGTTGCTGAATCGCCTTGCAGATATGGGGCAGACCTTTGCCCGGTGGATGCAGCTGTTTCCCAACATCGCGCGTGTGGTGGGGTATGCCGCGCTGGGACTGCTGAGTTTTGCCGCCGTGGGAGCCATCGCCAATATCGTGATGGGTGTTCACGCGTTTGTGATGATGGGTGTTACCAAGGTGCTGGCACCAGTGGCCAGACTCCTGGGGCTTAATCGCCTGGCAATGCTCGCCAGTAACGCCGTGACGCAGCTGTTTACTGCTGGATTGCGTCGTTTACGTGCCACCCTGCTGGCAGCAAGTATTGCCGCCCGTGTGGGTTCTGCCTCGTTTTTACTGATGATTGCCCCGATTGCGGTCGTTGCCCTGGCGATAGCTGGCGTGGTGCTGGCGGTCATTAAGTTCTGGCAACCGATAAAGGCGTTCGTCAGCGGTTTTATCAGTGGTTTCAGCCAGGCCAGTGGCGCACTGACTCCGTTTAAAGGGCTGTTCAGCGGTATCGCCACGGCGGTGGGCTGGGTCTGGAACGGCGTAAAAACGCTGTTTGGCTGGTTTGGCAACCTGCTTTCCCCGGTGCAAATGACAGGGGAGAAACTGGCTGGCGTGACCAGCGCGGGGGAAACCTTTGGCCGTGTCGTGGCGGGTGCGGTTGGCCTGGTTATGACTCCATTTGAGCTGGTTTATCGTTCCATTCAGACGGTCATCGAGATGTTCGGGATCGTGACTGAGGGCTGGGGAGATGTGGTTAACGCCTTTGATATTAATTCCCCTGTCGCGTCCTTTGAAAAAATGGCCAGCGTGATCGGTGGCGTTTTCGGGAAATTGTGGGACACCCTGAAAGGTTCATTTACCGGAACGTACAACTGGATTATTGAAAAGCTGAATAAAATTCCGGGCGTGGATATTGCCCTGGCTGCTGATTCAGGTTCGGGAGCAAATAAGGGAATCCCCTTCAATCCTAAACAGATTGAACAGGCTGCGATTGCATCACCTGAAATAAAACAGGTTGAGTATGGCGGGAATATCATGCAGCAGTTAACGCAAAACACGTTATTACCGGAGCCGCCGCCAGCAATTGCCCCCAGTGTGCTGTTAACAGGTGGGGAGCTTAAAGGCGTTGAGCGCGGCGGGATCAGTAAAACCATAAACAGCAATTCTAAATCTGTTACGGACAACAGCCGCAAAATTGACACGGTGAATATCTATCCGAAAGAAACGCTTTCACCGGGACAGTTGCAGGAGTGGCAGGAGCTAAACCCATGAGTGATTTGCTTTACATCGATCTGCTGATTGAAAACGGTAATTTTGTTCTGAATACCGGAAAAGAGCCTGAGCTGTGTAATAACCGCAAAAGTATCGGGCAAGACATTATTCACAGCATTCTGGAAAGCGGTCTGGCCACGCAGCTAGTTGGCGAACGTAGCCCGACTTTACGAGCGGATATCTTCACGCAGCTGGAACTGTTGATTGAAGAGGATGAACGCATTGTGCCGGGTACGGTGGATGTGAGCGAGGAAAGCCAGAAGCGGTTATGGGTGACGGCGAGCACGTATGACTTTGGCGGAATATCAGCACAGGTGGAGCTATGACGGAAAAGCCGCAGGTTGATTTTGAAGAGGTGGTGAAGTCCAGCGGGATGCCCGTTACGGAAGAGGCGGTGCGCATTCGTTTCAACGCCATCGCTGCGCAGGAAGGGCTCATAACCAACACGTCGCGTATGTCGCCGTTCTGGCGGCTCATTACCGCCATTGTGACTGCGCCAGTGATGTGGCTGAAGGATGCTCTGGTTTCGGTGGTCATGACCAATATGTTTGTGGCCACGGCGGGTGGACAGATGCTGCGTCTGCTGGCCTGGGCGGTGAACGTCACGGCTAAACCTGCCAGCGCTGCGGAAGGTGTGATCCGCTTTTACAAGGAAGATTCAAAACAGGCCGTCACCGTGACGGCGGGAACAGTAGTCCAGACAGAAAGGATTAACGGCACAGTTTACGCTATGGCCACAGTGGCCGATGTGGTGATCCCGTCCGGCACGGCAAGCGCTTTACTGACCGTCAAAGCCACCGGAACGGGCGGGGCGTACAATCTTGCGCCCGGCTATTACCGCATTCTGCCCGTGGCGGTGGACGGTATCAGCCATGTGGCCAGTGAAGAGGACTGGCTGACCGTTCCGGGGGCGGACGAAGAAAGCGATGACGAGCTGCGCGAGCGCTGCCGGAATCAGTTCAACCTGGTGGGGAACTATCACACGGATGCGGTTTATCGTTCGATGATTGCCAGCGTGGCCGGGCTGAGTATTGATCGGATCTTCTTTCTGCATGACGCACCCCGTGGCCCGGGTACAGCGAACGCTTATCTGTTACTGGATAGCGGGGTTACGTCCGAGCCGTTTATTGAAGCGGTTAATGACTACATCAACACCCAAGGCCACCACGGCCACGGGGACGATATGCAGTGTTTTGCCATGCCGGAAACCCGCCACGATCTGAGCGTGACGGTGTACGTCAGGAACCTGAGCAACCTTGAAGTGGAACAGCAGGACACGCTGAAGAAAGGGATTGAAAACCTGATCCGCTGCGCCTTCAGGGAAAACACGGATTATGACGTGAAAAAAACATGGCCATATTCCCGCTTTTCGTTTTCGCAACTGGGGCGTGAGGTGCACAAAACCTTCCCGGATTCGGATTCCATAGAGTTTTCGCTGAAGGATATCACAAGCGATCTGAGCGTACCGCGCCTTAACTCCTTAACGGTGAGCCTGAAAGATGACTGATTTTCTCAAAAAGCTGGCCAGCATGGCGCTGCCGTCCTGGATGAACAAAGGTGAGCCGCTGGCTTTACTGCGCACGGCGCGGACGTACTGGGCTGAGGTGTACAGCTGGATAACCTGGCCATTGCGGCAGTTTGATCCGCTGACCTGCATAGAACCGGTACTCAATTTAATCGCGTATGACCGTGACATAAGCCGTTTCAGTGGCGAACCGTTGAGCCTGTACCGAAAGCGCGTGGCCTATGCCTTCATCAATGCGCGTGATGCGGGTTCTGCTGAGGGCTTCATTAACATTTTTGAGCGTCTGGGGATTGGTTACGTGGAGCTGGTTGAACGCCAGCCGGGCATTGACTGGGACGTGATCATGGTGCGCGTCACGGACAGCCAGATTGCAGACAACACGCAGCTGATGATTCAGATAATCCGGCAGTACGGGCGAACCTGCCGCCGTTATCAGTTTGAAGTGATCACGTCTGAAAGCCTGGCTATCCGGGCGGGATGGGATCAGGGGGAATATGTGGTTTATCCGGCACGTCTGAACAGCACGGTAGCCAGCGGCGCAACGTTTAGCGCGAGTTTATAGGGAGAATTTATGTCACAGACAGCTATCACACTGGCTTTTGAGCAGTGGAAAGCCAGCCAGGCGGTAACGGGTGAGCCCGTTCTGCTGGATGAATTTGTTTTTGCCAATGTGCCGGGGCTGGATGCCAGTAAGCCAATTGACCGCAGCGAAACGCTGCCACCTGCCGCACAAATCGTTCACCGCCAGGTCGTTAGCCGTAAAGGCGTGGTAAATGAAAATGCCGTGGTTCACTCCGTTGTACTGGGCGCGGAAGTGGGCGATTTTTCGTTTAACTGGATCGGCCTGATTAATAAGGCAAGCAACACGCTGGCCATGATTGTTCACGCGCCGCTACAGCAGAAGCTGAAAACGAAAGATGGGCAGCAGGGCAACGTGCTCACCCGTTCTTTTTTGATGGAGTACAACGGCGCACAGACTGAAACCGGAATTAACACGCCAGCGGAAACCTGGCAGATTGACTTCACTGCCCGTATGGCCGCGATGGATGAACGCCAGTGCCTGGAAAATATTGACCTGTATGGCGCAGCGGCTTTCCTGGGAAATGGCTACCTGGTCGCAAAAAGCGGCTCGCAATATTATGTGACGGCCGGAGCAGGGTATGTTCGCGGCTTGCGCGCGCAGCTGGCCGCTAACCAGAACATTACGGTTGCCGCGAAACCCGTAAACGTGTGGCTGGATGTGGCATGGACAGGAACCCTGACAAGTGCCTGGGGCGTGACCAGCAAGATTACGGTTGCAGCTAACCAAGCTGATTACGTGCAAAATGGTGTGCAGCACTACGTTTTTGCTGTGGCCAGTATCGATGCAAGCGGCAACATTACCGATCTGCGCCCTAAAGGTACGCTTAACGAACAGGCGGCGAGTGATGCGCTGAAAAAACATGAGCAGTCACGTAATCATCCTGATGCAACCACGGCGGCAAAGGGATTCACCCAATTAAGCAGTGCTCTGGACAGCGTTTCAGAATCTTTAGCGGCCACGCCGAAAGCGGTTAAGGCTGCAAATGACAATGCAAACGGGCGCGTACCGTCAGGTCGTAAAATCAATGGCCGGGCGCTCACTAGTGATATCAACGTTACCGCGCAGGATATTTTCAACGGCCAGACAGTGGGCATTGGCGGTGCTGCTGATCTCAACACCTTCACAATACCGGGGCTATATTACCAGCCAGCGAACGCTCAGGCGCAAACTGGCAGCAACTATCCGGAGGCTAACGCCGGGTTGCTGGAAGTCTATAAACATGCGGGTATTACACAAATTTACCGAATTTATAACAGTTCCAGATCGTACATCCGCACGCTTTACAGTGGGGTATGGTCAGCATGGACGAAACAGTACGATGCTGCCAATAAACCTACGCCTGCCGATATTGGAGCTGTTGCTAAAAGTGGCGATTCAATGTCGGGTTCGCTCATTCAGGATTCTGTGCCGCAGGAAACATATAACTACACTGCTCTTGCGACAGGTACCACGGGGGTAAAAAACTATCTCAGGAAATTTCGTGGTGGTTCTGGCGATACTATCTGGCATGAAACAGCACAGGGCGAAGAATACCGTATAGCGACGGGAAATACAGATGGTCAGGAAGAATTTGGTATCAGTACTGCTACGGGGGTGCGTGCTCGTGGAAACATAACATCACAGACTGGAGCATTATATTCAGGAACCAGTAAGAAACTCGGGATTTTATCTACAGGCCAATCAGAAAAAAATGCAACCTTACGCCTATGGGGATCTGCTGACCGCCCAACCATCGTCGAGTTAGGCGATGATTCGGGCTATCATTATTATTCACAGCGTAATGCAAATGGCTCAATTACCTTTCAGTTTAATGGCAGCGCCGGATTTGGTGGAGGAATAACATCATCCGGGGAAATCATTTCCAGGAATGCAAATGGTTTGCGTATTGCTTATGGTAATTACGGCACTTTCTGGCGTAATGATGGTGGGAATCTTTTCCTGATGATTACCAATTCAGGTGATCAACTCGGTAGCTATAACAGTTTGCGGCCTTTTGTGGTTAACCTTGCAAGTGGTGATGTAACAATAAACAAACTGACACTGGCGAATTACGCTAGTTTTGACGCCCGTTATTACACAAAGGCTCAATCTGATGCTGGGTATATGGCTAAGACTGGTGCATACACCAAAACTGAAAGTGATGGACGTTTTCAGCCTAAAGGAAGTTATACCCCTGCAGGGCAGGCATACACCAAGGCTGAAAGCGATAGTCGGTATATTACGCAGGTCAGGCTTGGAAGCGTAACAAGTTCCGGGCAAATAGGTAATGCTAATCTTAATTACGGAAATGGGATTGTGCTTACGGGGATATATGGCTCAGCAAACTACACCGTAAACCTGACTGTATATTATAGACAAGTGCAATATCTGATTAATGGTAAATGGTACACAGCAGCATCGGCGTAAAATGATATGAAAAACTTTAAGAACTTCTCAAAATACACACCTGAATTAGATGAAAAAACCAGTGGTTTGCTAGCGTTGGGGGTTTCATTTCTGAAAGATGAAAATGGAAGAGACTGGTACGAACTACAGGAGAGCTTTGAGCAGAATACGTTAAAAATTATATATGCTCATGATGGGGTTGTTCGATCAATTAACAAGGATGTATCTGCATTGTGGCCAATTGATATGTCTGTCGCCGAAGTTGAAGTTAATAATTTACCTGAAGGATTTGATATAAATGGTTTATGGATGTTCGATGGGGAAAATATAATTCCTGTGCCCGTTGATTATGTTGCAAATGCCATAGAGAAAAAACAGATACTGATGAATGAAGCTATGGCGGTTATTGCCCCTCTGGAGGATGCTGTTGAATTCGGTATTTCTACTGAAAAAGAGGCCACGTTGTTGATGGAGTGGAAAAATATCGGGTGTTACTTAACCGTGTTGATACCAGCAAAGCGCCGGAAATTGAGTGGCCAGAGGTGCCAGAAAATGTGGCGTGAAGTGCGAATTGCGTTCAGTGATTCAGTGGCTGCGCTGAATTGTTCCGTTATCCCGGTACACCCCTGGGTGTACGGGGTTGGGCAGCAGACAGAAAACGGCGCTTATCTCAGCCCGGTAAATGCCGTCAATTACCTGGTTGAGAAACTGGCCGGAACAGGCGGGGCGGCTGATATTGTGATCATGATGGTATCTGGCCAGACGCATGACAGCTTTATGGCCAGCCTGAATAAGCTTGTGGATGTATTCCCCAGCCCGGCATTTACCCAGGTGCGGAGACTGGCGCAGTCCGCCGCACAGCTGGCTGCGGAGAAGATGCAAATTCCGGCGAAATACAGTCAAAGTTTGCCAGCGGCGATCCCGCTTTCAGTACCGGCAAGCCGCACTGCCCTGGCGGCCGCAGCGGTGAAAAAAGCCCAGCAGGAAGCCGCAGCCGTGGCGGATTTGGCGGGTATAAAAAAACTGATGGGGGAGTTTACACAGCAGCGTGAAAACCTGATTTCTGGCATTGCCAGCGGGTTGACGGATTTACAGGGGAAAAGCGCCAGGGCATGGGTATTTACCGCCAGTGGCGATCTGCCCTCCACGCTTCTGGAGCTGGTAAAAGGGATACCGCTTCAGTCCTCCGTGTACACCGCCGCCATGATGCTGGTTGGCGACAACCTCGACGGCATTAAAGGAATGATACATGACCTCGAACCCGACACTGGCGCTTAACGGTGAAGCCATTCTGCTGAAGAACATGCGCGTTACCGTATCGCAGCAATTCCAGGACAAAGACCAGTCCGGCCAGACGAGTGCAACCACGAAATCCGAGCAGGGCATTAAAGGCAAGGAGCTGCGCGTATCCGGCGAAATACCGTATAAAAATCCGGAGATCCTGCGCCGTATCTTTGAGCTGGCCAGCGCGACAGATACCAGTGGCCAGCGCCAGAAATACCGCGTCGCACATGAGGCGGCACGGGCGGTGAATTTTCGTGAGGCAATTTTTACCGGAACCCTGGACGCGCCGCCGCAGGACGGGCGCATGTCCTGGCTGGTTACGTTCACACTGACCGAACATATCAGCACGTGAGGCAAGGGCAAGCGGCAAAACCAAAGCCGTGAAGCAAACGGCGGGAAGTGGTGGTGGCCAGAACGGTGGCCAGGCTGCTGGCGAGGATGAAGAAAAACTGACGTGGTTTGAGCGTAAGGTGCTCAAGCCCGTGAATGATGCACTGGGATAAAAATGAAGCCGATTAAACGCCTGTACCTTTCAACGGATGAAATTCACCTGGCTGATGCCAGTCTGGTGCTGGAGCTGAACAACTGCGGCCGGGGGTTTATTACTGCAGGGACGACGCAGGACTATACGGGGAAACTGGTGCGTCTTGATGTGGGTTACACCGATCTGGTGTTGCGCTGGTTTACCGGGTACGTGGAACGCTCACAACCTGCTGAAAATGGCTTTCAGCGCCTCTTTGTTCGTGAGCTGGTCGGCGTATTTGAACGCCTCTGGCCATGTTCGTTTCAGCACCCCACGCTGCGCGATGTGGCCAGCTGGCTGACAGAGAACAGCGGGTTAACCTTCAGCGTGCCGGATGCTGATTACTCAGACCGTCCGATCCTACATTTCACCCACAGCGGTACGGGTTATCAGTTGCTGGATAATCTGGGAAAGGCTTTCGGCATTACAGATTATGTCTGGTATCAGCTGCCGGACGGCGCGGTATATGTTGGCGGCGCGGAAAAAGCCCTGTTTGCTGATCGACCAATTGAGATCCCCCATGAATTTAATCAGGAGGCGGCAGGGGGGAACTCAATGACACTTCCCCTGGTGCAGAGTCTGCGCCCGGGCGTGGAGCTGAACGGGGAAAGGGTCACAAAAGTCCACCTGCAAAATGACACGATGGCCGTTACCTGGACACCCCGCAACCGTGCCACGGGTAAGGCATTGCAAAAAACGCCCGTTCAGCGCCAGATTGAAAGTCATTATCCGGAGCTGGCGTCAGGACTGCATTTGCCCAAGTTTGGCCGCGTGATGAATCCCGTTGAGACGGTGAAAAGTGGCAATTTCTCCGATCCGTTCCGTCCCCGCTATGCGGTTGATGTGCAGCTGTTGGACGCGGACGGCAACCCGGATAAAGACACGCCTGTTTACTCTGCTGTACCGCTGCCGGTTCCTATGGCGGGTAATGATTCGGGGATGTTTCAGTTTCCGCCCGAAGGAACTCTGGTAGAGATGGCTTTCACTGGCGGACGGCCGGATAAGCCGTTTGTGCGGCAGACCGTGCCGGACGGAACCAGCCTCCCTGATATCCAGCCAGGCGAACAGCTGCAACAGCAGCGTGCGGAAGTGTCGCAGCGCGTCACCCTGGCGGGTGACTGGGTGAGGCAGACAGACCAGACGATCAGTGAAACCTCTATGGCGCGGGTGGTTAAGGCCGATACAGAACAGCGGGAGCTGGTCAGCCGCGAAACCACGGTTAAGGCCACGGATAATGGGCACGTCCACACTGCTGGCCGGAGCCATTCAGCAGGTATGCACGGGTGATTACAGCCAGGCAGTAAATAACCGCGTGGCGAGTATCGGCGGCAATGATGAAACGGACATTGCCGGGAGCCAGACAGTCACAACGGGTAAAGACCTGATCGAGAAAATCGGCCAGATACGTAAAAGCGTGGCGGCAGTACAACAGCAGATTATTGCCCCGGTAGTGTGGATTGGCTCTGGCACAATCAACGTGGCGCAACTGATGCTCGACACGCTCGACGTGGTGAAAGAGCTGGCAGAGCAAACGGCAAGCCACACGCATAGCAATACGGGAGCACCGACCAACGCTGGAGCCATCCGGAGCACCGGAACAAAAGCGGACACGCTGAACGGCAAATACTCCCCGGTGATTGGCAAGTAAACCTGTCCAGAACATAACCCGCGAAAGCGGGTTTTTTTATGCCCTTCATCCCCGGGCGGGGATATCTCCTTTCGTACCTCTTAAGCGGCTATCGCTACGCGCTGTCAGCGGCGCTCCGGCGCGTTCAGCTTTTACGTACACTCAGAGCCACCCTTAAAACAGATCGTGCCCACAGCGGGGCGCTGGCGCGTCACAGCACGGCCAAAAAAATCTTTCGCAGACCAAAATCGCAGTACACCGCACCCGCCTGCGGTTTTTGGATCATAAAAATTTTTCAGTTTTATTTTTCTACAAACCAGAACTCCAGACCGCGCCAGTGCTGGCGGCTTTGCGGAAAGCCAGAACTGAAAAGATTGAAAAGAATTTCAGCATTTTACATTTTTAAGGATCAAAATGGGCATTGGTTTCTTTTTTAACTATCAGATATATAACGGAAAAGTGAATATTTAGTGAGATTTGAATGATGGTTGCTTCAATCTTATGTTTTTATGTAATGAGAGAAAGCCAGCGCTCATGCAGCTTTCAGCCCAGTGATTA